ACCGCATCTGTCCACTCCATACACGGCTTCCTCATGGGTAAATCCTTCAAATTCCAGTTGGGAAACCAGACCTTGATAAGAGAAACACATGACATTCAAGTAAGCTTTTGCTTTCTCTATTGCGTTTTTCTGCCCAGCAGTTTCTCCGGTTGGTTCCGGTGTGGCCGGAGAAATTGAACTTGAAGTGGCCGGAGGCTGTACAGGTTTGCTAGACGAGGATTCCGCAGGAGGGGACACAGCCACAGAAGAGGTGGAATTATTTTGCGTAGGTTTTTCAGGTTTCTGGATGTCGGATATCTGGCTTTCTGCAACAGGATCCTGATGAACGTTATCCGGTGACGAAGATTTTTTTGAAGCGGAAGAAGAGTTTTTCCTAGAAGAGGTATCTATACTTTCCTTTTTGTCCGCCGGATTAGGTTTAGATGATACGGCCTGCGATGATTCATTCGTAGAATTTAGATCATTTCCTTCTTGACACCCAGTCAAACACCCGATGGCAAGGATAACCGCCAAAGCCCCACAAAGTACCCTTTTCATTGCATCTTCCTCCTTTTTCCTAGATTATAGCACGATGTGTATTCATTACACAACCCTGTCAAGAAAAAGGATTAGAGCACCTTGCTCACGTCGCCGCCGTTTAAAAGGGCCTGCTCGATAGCGTTCAGCTTTTCCCGCTCAGGCTGGGGGAGAGGAATCGCAAACTGCTTTTTCATTTTCCGGTAAAACTGCTTTTGCTCATTGCTCATTTTCGATGTGATGTCAATGCTTCGGTAACCCATGATTTCCACAATCCTGGAATCTGATTTCAGCCCCAGGAACATGGCTTTGAATTTCCACCAGTGAAGATAAGGAATATCCTGCAAATCTACGCCGTACTGCTCCAGAAAGGCCGCGAAAATGTATTCGTCGTCATAGGAATAGGAATAAATCTGCGCCCCCTTCCCGGCGCTTACAGCGCAGTTTTCTTCCTTTCCGGCCCGATAGAACCACAGCATTTTGTCAATGGCTTCCTCTATAGGCGCCGGCGGCTTAAAGCTGTTTTTTAAATCGCCCGTGTCATAATAAAGGCTCAGGGCCTTTACTGTTTTGTCCAGCTCGGAAAGGGAGGAATCCTCCATCATCATTTCAAAACGGACAGAGGCGCGGAAATCCGAATTAATCGGAACCTCCGCGCCGCCGATGGTTACCGTTTTGGGAGCCGGGTCTGTCAGGATATTCATTTCTTTGCCCGGCGCTGGGCGCGGTTTCCGGAATACTTAGCCGTGACAGCTTTCGCCATAGTTTCAAGCTCAGCCTTTTCCGCGTTAATACCGTCCACCAACTCCTGAAATGCGTTCATTGCGACTTTTAGATTCACCACGCCGTCAAAAATTTTGACCGCGGTTCCCGCACCCCAAAGCCTGTCAAACGCAGCGGCCACAGCTTCACAATTTTCCCTTACAAAACCCGCCCAGGTGTTTTCCGGAGAATTTGCGTCAATGGAAGCGATTTTTTGAAAGGTTTCTTCCATCACTCTTTGAATGAAATCCGCCTTATCAGCGTCAAAGATATCATAGTCCAGCTCTTTTCCGTTTACGGTAAACATCGGCTGTGTCCTCCTTCTTATCACACGGATTCAGCGGCGCCTGCTTCGGTGAAGGTTTTTGTAGTGGTGTTAAATTCACCGTCTACAAAGGTTCCCACGTTGTTCAGGTTGCCGGTGACCTTGATGGTCTCGCCGCCAGCGCCGGCACAGCTTGCCACCTCTACGGCTACCCTGAATTTTCTGGCCTTAAAGGTGTTTTCCTTAGAAGCTACCGGCTCGAACAATTCAACCCGAATATAATCGCGCTCCGCGTCGGCGCCGGTCAGTTCGTCCCGTCCGATCTTGTAAAGCTCCATGACCGCTTCCTCAGATTTGATCAGATCGGTGTCAAAGGGGAACTGGGGCTGATAGCCCTTCACAATGCTGGACGCGGCCTTGTCGTTGATATACGCCTTGGTGTCCAGCTGGGCGGCGGGGTTCTCGTCCAGGGTATTGAAGCCCGCACCCATCAGCGCGTAGGTTGTATCGCTGTCCCCGGGAATGCCTAAATAGTCCGCGATTTGGAACCGCATAATGGTTTCATTTGCCATAGTTATACCTCCTGAAAGTATTGAAGCCTGCACTGGATTTGATATTTTCCAGTGTCAGGCCCGGTTGTGAATAGATAGCCCGTGCTTTGGGCTTCGATTTTTTGCGGGATTTTTCCTTCCGGCAGGCTCGGAAAATTGCCGGTTCTGGTCTGGACTTCCAGCCATGCCGCCAGATTCTCATAAAATCCGCTGTTGGCAAGGTTCTGCAAAACGTCCGGTCCATAATCATTGACGGACCGGATCACAAACAGGTATTGCCGCACGCTGCTTCCGCCAATATACTGCTTTACGATCTCCGTGGCCGGGGTGGTATCGATGGAATATTCCACCTCTGGGCCTTCCGGCAGATAATCTACATTGATCGCGCTGTCTCCCATCAACGGACAGGTCAGGAAATAATCCCGCAGAGATTGAATAATAGTGTCAGCCATGCTATTTGCCTCCTGAAATCTTTTTTGCGCCCCGCAGGATTTCGTCCTTGTGGTCGATCTTCATGCGTTCGAACCACTTCGCGCCTCTCTGTGAGTCATAGGGACGGCTGACCGAAGTCCTGTAATACTGAGCGGCGGCGTAGGGGGCGATGTAATTGACTTCACCGGAGCCAACATCGGTTCCCAGTATGCCAGATTTATCCAGCATACCAGTCTGAAAAGGAACATAGGGGGAGGAAAGGCGTAAAACCTCGCTGTCTACAAACCTTTGGGTTTGGTTGAACTGGTCGCTTCTTTCAGCGCTGAAATTTTTATTCCATTCCAGCCTCGCTATGATTTTTCCGTTTTTGCCGGTTGTGGTGAAAACCGCGCCTTTGGGTGTTTCGATTTTAAAGCCTCCAGCCATCGTTATTTCCCCTCGATTCTCCAGTGCCGCATCATGGGAGTACCCCTTCGGTTGTCCCTTACCGCGGTTACCACAAAGCACTCATATTTTCCGGTTAATTGGGAAGGGCCTGTGATTTGGTCTGTCACAAGCCCTTTTACCACAAGATCGCCGCTTGATATAACAATTGCTTCCTCGGTGGGAATCCGCACGATATAGGAATCCGCCGTATTCAGTCCGGTATCCCCTACAGAAACGGCCTGCTTTCCGTACCAGTTAACGCCAGGATACTGCCTGGAAGTCCACTCCTTCAGCCGGGTTTCCTTGTTGTAGGTTTCATGGTAGATGGTGATATCCGCGTTGGTTATCATGGCATCACCTCACACAAAGGACCAGCCGGAAAACACCAGCAGGTTGACAGGGAAGGAGAGGTGACGCTTCATAACCGACAAAACGCCGGCGTTGGCTTCTGTCTGGCCGGAAAAGGAAACGCTGTATCCGTCCACGTTTTCAGACTGAATCCCGGAGGCCGCCCCTTGAAGCGTCGGTATGATATCCGCCAAATCACACTCGCATGCCGAGAGCTGCGGCCCCATTGTTTCCGCTGAGGCCGCTTGTCCCATTGTGTAATAATCAATGAGCTCAGACGCTTTTTGCGCGTTTGCCTGATACTCGCTTTCCGGAAGCTTTCCGCCCCGCTGCTGGTACTGCTGATACGTTGAGTACATTCGGGGACACCTCACTTCAACCGCCCGGAGAGGTTACCACCTTACGCACACGGGCCAGAGTGGCGTTGGTCACCTTATACCCGGTATTCATTTCCACCTGGGCCAGGGAACCAGCAAAGCGCTCGGAATCAATCACTCTGGCTACCTCAAAGTTGCTGATCACGGACAGGGCCTCGTGATAGTACATGACATACTGCACCGTGGACATATCAACCGTTTTCTGCGCGCCGGTGCTGTCATAATACTTAATAGAGCCTTGGGCGCCGTTGGCTTCCACAAAGGTCATGCCCAGCCACTGCCCCACATTTCCGGTGCTGGCGATCCGGTCATTCATGACCGGAGTGAAGTCTTTGCCGGCGGCAAGCAAGACCTGGCTGTAGAAAGCCGGGGTGCACATGACTACGTTAGCCCGGCCCTTATCCTCCACGATTTCCTGGCGTGTGGCGATGATATCCTCCTTAACGTCGGTGATCGCCGTGGTCAGTGTGGCGGCGGTTCCCTCCTGGGCTAAGCAGGCAAGGCCGCACTGCATCCAGCCTTCGCGGATTTCCTGAGTTGCGGTCGAGAGGGCTTCTTCAGCCACGCTGAACTCTACGGCGGCCGCCTGTACTCCATAGATTTTATAGGAGCGCTGGAAATTGTTATTCAGCTGAATCGGAATTAAGGTATCTGATACGGCGGTGTCCGAGAAATCCCGGCCCGGAGTTCCGGATTCCACCGCGGAGGTGGTAAGCTTATGCACATAAATCTGACCCGCCGGCCCGATTTGATATTTGTCTGTGCAGGTCACGCCGGGCACCAGCACAGGGTTGTAATAAAGATTAGGCTCCAGAATACCGGAGTATCTTTCATCTACGTTTAAAGAACCGTATTTAATTGACATGGGTTATTCTCCTTTCGGGTGATAGAATGGATTGTTTTTGTACTTTTCATCAAGAAGCTGCTGCCCTGTTTTCTTGGAAGCAGGTCCTTGTCCCGGGACGGTAATAGTGGGCGCCGGTTTGTCCGGGAGGAAGGCGGAGGGATCGCTTTCCTTGTACTTGCTTAAGAAATCCTCAAAGCCCAGGACCTTATCCTCCTGTACGGGAAGCTCAGCCGCCTCCAGATCGGATAAAAACGCCTTTTTGGCGCTCTCGCTGGAAAACTTAATACCGCCTGCGGCTTCCTTCAGCAGATAGCCGCGCCGGATTTTATTAACCTTAGCGTCGGCTTCCGTCTGGGCCTGCTCAGCCTTCGTTTTCCATTCAGGGTCGTACCCCTCCAGCTTGCCGTTGGCCTCTTCAAGACGCTGTTTTAATCCGTCACGATCTGCCGTCAAGGTTTCATACTTATCCTTTCCGACATAAGCGCCTGTTGATAAATCAGCCAGTTTCATTTTCTTTTCGGCCACTTTTGCTGCTAATTGCTCATAGGTTAAAGATTCGTTTCCGAAAAGTTCCTTCAAAAATTCCATGTGTCTCTCCTTCGGCCAGATTTTATTTGTAAACGCGCAGCCACTCTGCGCACTGCCTATTCTGCATTTAAAGCC